GCAGCTGTGGAATCACAGATCACCAAGACATCTTTGCTGACTGGTCTGACTGATGATGAATTGCGTCCAAGCTTTGAGCGATTTGTGCGTGCTACAAAGGACGCAGATCAAGCTCTCAAATTGCAGGCCGTCGCCATCGATGTCGCCGCTGGATCCGGTAAGTCTCTCGAAGCTGTAACAAATGCCATGAGCAAGGCGGCCGAAGGCAATGCAGGATCGCTGGCCAAGCTAGGCGTCGGACTTACTGCCGCACAGCTTAAGACGATGTCAATGGAAGAAATCACGGCTCAACTTGCTGACACATTTGGTGGTCAAGCATCTCAACAGGCCGACACATTTCAAGGCAAAATGCAGCGGCTCCAAGTCGCATTTGATGAAGGCAAAGAGACTGTCGGATCTTTCGTGCTCGATGCCATCACACCGATGGTCTCAGGCTTTGTCAATTCAGTCATCCCAGCTGTGCAGCAATTGGCCGAGGAGCTCGGGCCAAAGCTCACGCCAATCTTCATCGCTTTGCGCGATTACATCCAAAACTATGTCATTCCAACATTCACAGCCATTTGGTCTTTCATCACAGAATTTGTCATTCCAGCAATCGGCAGCGTGCTCACACCAATCATCGATGGTCTGCGATCAGCATTTGAGAAGGTGACAGCCAAGATCGCTGAGAATGAATCAAAGCTCAAGCCACTCAAAGCTTTGCTCGAAGTTATTGCCAAAGTGATCCGAGATGTGGTCGCTCCGGTAATCGGCACAATTCTCGGCAGGGCATTTGACACACTTGGCACTGCCATCAGCTTTGTCATCGGTCTATTTTCCAACCTTGTCAATGTCGTCAATAGCGCATTCAATGCCATCAGAAACATCGTCAATTTCATCAAGAATAATCCAGTGACACAGGCAGTCGGCGGAGCGATCGACAATATCTTTGGCGGCGGTCGAGCCAATGGCGGCCCAGTCAATGCTGGCACAAGTTATGTTGTAGGCGAGCGCGGCCCAGAATTATTCGTGCCAAATACATCAGGCAAGATCATTCCAAATGGCGGCTCAGGCCGTGGATCGACGATCAATCTGACAGTCAATGGCGCGATCGATGCCGAAGGTACAGCGCGCACCATCATCGATGTATTGAATCGATCAACCTCACGCGGCACACTTGGCGCAGGACAGTTCAGCTATTCATGAGCAATTTCAATCCAGAATGGCGCGTCACGATAGGTGGCACGATATACACAAATGTGGTGCTCTCAGGGCTGCAGATCACATCAGGCCGGACGGATATTTATTCGCAACCCGTTGCCGGATATTGCTCTCTGACAATCATCAATCTTGACAATTCGGTATTCAATTTTCAAGTCAATCAAGGCATGACGCTACAGCTCAAAGATTCCACTGGTACATATCAAACGATGTTCGGCGGCAATTTGACAGACATCACTTTGGAAGTCGTATCAGCTGGTGGCGCAGGCATGGCCACAGCTGCATCACTTACAGCTTTGGGAGCTTTGTCCAGACTGCCCAAGGCATTGACTGAAGGCGTATTGGCTAAGGATCTCGATGGCGTACAGATTGCATCTTTGCTGACTGACTTGCTCGTCAATAACTGGCTCGAAGTGCCAGCAGCTTATACATGGGCAAGCTATCCATCGACTGAGACTTGGGCAAATGCCCAGAATACAGGCTTGGGCGAGATTGATTCTGGAATCTATGAGCTCGAAGCTCGAACGGCCGAAGTGACTGATGTCTATTCGCTGTCCTCAGCTTTAGCAGTATCGGGCTTTGGGTACTTGTACGAATCATCAGATGGCTTGATCAATTATGCTGGAGCCACACATCGTCAAGACTATTTGGCCAATAATGGCTACACGACAATCTCAGCAAATCAAGGGCTTTCAGCTGGAATCCGAACAATCACTCAGTCAGGCGATGTTCGCAATGTGGTGGCTCTCAAGTGGCGTGCTGGCACTGAGGAAGTATCAAATCAAGAATCCATCGATCTATTTGGCAAGCTTGGACAATCGATCACAACAACACTGCACAATTCGCTTGATGCTGAGGCACAGGCTCAAAGGTACTTGGATCTGAGATCATTCCCAAGAGCCAAATTTGAGTCGATCACATTCCCAATCACATCCCCTGAGCTATCAGATGAGCAGCGCGATGCGCTTTTGGGCATATTCATGGGAATGCCAATTAGCTTGACGGATCTGCCGCTCAATATCAATGGCGGTCAATTTCAAGGCTTTGTCGAAGGATTCACATGGAGCGTCTCTCTGAATTCAATTCTTTTGACGATAAACATGTCTCCAATCGAATTTTCACTTGTCGCGATAAACTGGGAGCAAGTGAATGCAGCAGAACAGTGGAACACACTGAGCAATACACTCACATGGGAAAGAGCAACAGGAGCGGTGGCATAAATGGCAACGACTACAAATTTTGGCTGGGAGACGCCAGACGATACTGATTTGGTCAAGGATGGTGCAGCGGCAATGCGTACGCTGGGCAATTCAATTGATACATCATTTGTCGATCTTAAAGGCGGCACATCTGGCCAGATGCTCACAAAGGCATCAAATACTGATCTAGATTACACATGGGTGACGCCGCAAATTGGCGATATCACAGCAATCACAGCCACATCACCATTGACAGGTGGCGGCACAAGTGGAGATGTCACTGTCGGAATTCAGGCGGCATCGACCACTCAATCCGGTGCAGTACAGCTCACTGACTCGACATCGAGCACATCAACGACAACAGCGGCAACGCCAAACAGCGTCAAATCTGCCTATGATTTGGCAAATGCGGCAGTAGCAAAATCGATTGTCGATGCTAAGGGTGATTTGATAGCTGCAACGGCCGCCGATACAGTCAGCCGATTGGCAGTCGGTACAAATGGACAAGTTCTAACAGCAGATTCAACGGCAGCAACAGGCTTGGCTTGGACGGCTGCGGCAAGTGGTGGCATGACTTTGCTTTCAACCACCACTCTTAGTGGAGCATCAACGACAATCAGCAGCATTTCAGGCTCTTACAATCGACTCATTGCTTATGTTTATGGCGTGGCGAATGCGTCTGCAAATTATCTGATGTCAATTCAGCCAAATGGCACTGCAAATCTTGCTTATTATCCAAACCACGGAAATGTGAATAATATCTATTCCACAGATAAAAATACCAACGCAGATATATTTGGAAACGCCACCTCTACTCAAGGCAGCACAAATAACAGCACAGTATTGATCATCGACAATTATGCGTCCACAGTCGCTTACAAGCCATTTCAATACACAGGATTTTTGACAGCGACGGCTGGAGATTATGGATTCACATCATCTGGCGGAATTAAGACAAATACTGCAATCTCATCCTTGAAATTTGTTCCATCATCAGGAACATTTAGCGCAGGTACAGTCCTACTTTACGGAGTCAAATAATGCCAAATCCAACAATCAGAGTACATGACATCGAAACAGACGAAATCATCGATCGTGAAATGACGGCGGCTGAGTATAAAAAACATCAAGACGAAACAGCGGCAATGCAAGCTCTTATCAGCGAAAAGGAAGCAGCCTTGATTGCTAAAGCGGCTTTGCTCGACCGTTTAGGTATTACCGAAGCCGAAGCGAAGCTCTTGCTGCAATGACATATCCAAAGGCCACAGCGGCTCACGCAATTGAAATCGCCAAGACTGAAATTGGCTATGTGGAGACACCCGAGAACATCACCAAATATGGCGAATTTACAAAGGCAAATGGATTGCCGTGGTGCGGATCATTCTGCAATTGGGTGCTGGCACAAGCTGGCGTCAAGGTTCACTCAGTCGTCAGCACAGCTGTCGGAGCTCACAAATTCAAGGAGATCGGCCGCTGGCATGAAGTGCCTGCAATCGGCGATTTAGCATTCATGGACTTTCCACATGACGGCGTCGATCGCATCAGTCACATTGGCATCGTCGTCGGCATCGAAGGCAAAACAGTGACCACCATTGAAGGCAATACATCCGGCACTGGCGATCAGCGCAATGGCGGAATGGTCATGGTCAAGCAGCGCACCATCGGCAAAGAGATTGTCGGCTTTGGCCGTCCGAAATATGTGCCATTCAAAGGCGAATTTCCAAAGGTAGAAATGCCGTCACCAACAAAGGCCGAAAAGCCAAAGAAGGAGAAAAAATGGAGCAAGTAAAGGCAATTGCAGCAAGCTGGGCAAGATCATTTCTTGCAGCTGCGCTCGCACTGTACATGGCAGGCGAGACAGATCCCAAGACATTGGCGATGGCAGGCGCGGCCGCTGTTGCACCGGTGATTTTGCGCTGGCTCAATCCAAAGGATCAAGCTTTCGGGTTATTGGGGAAGTGACTCGGAAGGTACTGACGGCAGCTCTAGGGTTATCGCTTTCGCTAGGGCTGTCGTCATGTGCCTATCAGGGATGGACGCGCTATGAGTGCCAAGAATTCGACAACTGGCAAAAGCCTGAGTGCAATCCGCCACAATGTAAGGCTACGGGAGTCTGTACTGAGGACATATTTGGAGAGGATCCGCGTGCCATCACATCAACGCAGATTGACCAATGAGCAGCTTAAAGCTCGACTCATCGTATTCATTGGGGTCTGTCTAGCTCTCACATTTGCATTTTCTGTCGCTGGGATGCTGTACGCGCTGATTTTTGTGACTCAGCCGCTAGGCGATCAAGCTCCCAATGATCGAGCATTCATTGAGCTACTTTCAACGCTTACAATTTTCCTAACAGGCGCATTGGGATCAGTTCTTGCATCAAATGGATTGAAAGACAAGCCAAAATCGATCGATGACACGCCGAGGAACACGCAGGATTCTTGACGATGTCGGTGATGTGGTTCATGCTCTTACATGGGAGCAGGCCTTGCCACGGGTCAGGCGAAATGCAGGGCTTGCTCCCCTAACAGAAACGGGAGCAAAATGAATAAGTTAGATCAAATGCTGGATACACTGGTCAGAAAACATGCCAAAAATTGTGGCTTAAATCAGGATCATGAAAATCAAATGGCGAAAGAAATTTCAATTTTGGTGATGTGCGGATATAACACTCGCGCTGAATTGATCTCTTTGCTCAAGAAATCATTGGTGGCATAAATGGCAATTGAGCAAATCATCGGCTTTGCTGTATTGGCACAGCTAACAATCGGAACGATCTTGTACTCAATGGGATACAGGGATGGCAAGTCGGTCGGATATATGCGCGGCCGCGCTGTGCAGATGGCAGCGATGAAAACAAAGGCGGTCAAATAAATGGCCGGATTCTTGGATGGATATGAGGATGTGGCTGCACGCATCAAAAGACTGCACAGCACATTTCCATCAAATCGCGTGGAGACATCGATCATCGATTTCAATGCACAAGCTGGATATATTTTGGTGGAATGCCGGATCTTTCGTGAATATGAGGATGAGAAGCCGTCGGCTATCGATTACGCATTCGGACGGGTCGAATCGTACAATCCAAGCATGAAGCGATGGTTCGTCGAGGATACTGTCACATCGGCCATCGGACGCTGTGCAGGGCTATTGCTCGGATCTGAGACAAGGCCGACAAAGCAAAACATGGAGCAAGTCGAAACAATGCCAAAGGCATTTGTGGACAAGATTGAGGATGATCCTTGGTCAAAGCCATTTGCTGAGGATGGATTTGCCACAGCTGCAACGGGCATTGCTGAGATTGTCAATCAGCTCGGCGGTGAGCTCATTGGAGAAGCTCCACAATGCAAGCATGGTCACATGATTCTCAAATCGGGATCGAGCCCAAAAACGGGCAAAGATTATCGAGGACATGTCTGCCCAGAAAAGGTCAAAGCCAATCAATGTCCGGCAATTTGGTACACGCTCGGATCAGATGGCAAATGGAAGGTGCAAAGCTGATGGCTGACATGGAGATGATTCGCATCGCCACAGGCGAGCGCACACGATTTATGCAAGATGGCACAGTCACCAAAGATCAAGTCGATCCGCCAAAGGTTGAATGGTGCGATCGATGCGAGATGTTCAAGCGATTTGATGGTGGTCGATATGACACAGTCATGGGATCGCCTGAGCTGTGGTACTGCGAGCTGTGCAAATGAAAATGAAAGTGTCTTTTGATGACATGATGGAATCGATTGAGATTGCTTTGCTGCGCATTCGTGAGATCAACGGCCGTCCAGATCATTCATCGAGGTACGACAAGAATCTGTCATTTCATGAATATGTCTGCCAATTGGCTGAATCGATCTGCGCTGAGATTGTGGTGGCTCGATACTTTGGGAACAAGGATTTCAAGCCGACAGTGAACACATTTAAGACACAAGCTGATGTCGGATCTCGCATCGAGGTCAAGTGGACAAAGTACGACTCAGGGGCATTGATCATCGGTGAGAGTGATCGCAATACTGACATCGCTGTACTTGTCACGGGCAAATCGCCTGTCTATGAGATCCGAGGATGGATCCCAGTGTCAATTGCCAAAGATCAACGATGGCGCAGGCGCGACAATCCGACATTTTGGGTCGAACAATACAATTTACATCCCATCGAGAATTTGAGGAGATCCAGTCATGGAGATGCTACGCTTTCAATGTAGGGTCGAAAAGAAGATCACCAATCACGGCGTCAAGATGGACGAAGTCAAGCTTGGTGATGGCATGGTGCTTGTGCAATGCTTGGGATGTGGCGTCATGGGCGTCATGGCTAGGAGCGATGCACATGGCGGAATATGACTATCGCTGCGAGGTATGCGGCAACACAAAGACCATCAAAAGATCAATGACTGATGCGCTAAATCGAGCACCATATTGCGATGGTTGCACAATCCCAATGGCAAGGATCTACAGTGCCAATCCGGTGCATTTCAAGGGTCGTGGCTGGGGTGGCGATAAATGAAGCCTGTGGATAACCTGTGGACGACACACCCAAAGCACGCTCAACTTATCCACATATTTGCAACCTATTTGACACGCCTGCTACCGTCCTGCTCTGCAAGCGAGCGGCTGAGGCCGTATAGCTCGCTAAGGAGACAGGCGGTTAGGGGAGCTCTTTGCCTATTGCTAGGCTCGATTGTCTTACAGATGCAACCCGTACACGCAGCTACACAAGCCGATCATTATCGTCTCTATGCTCATTCAAGAATCATTGATTGGAAGCAATTTAATTGCTTTGCCAAGATCATTCACAAAGAATCTCGATGGAATCCAAAGGCTCGCAATGGTTCACATTTTGGGCTAGGTCAGATGAGATCACAGTGGTATCGCAATCTTGATCCATATCGTCAAATTGATCAAACAATCAAATACATCACAATTCGTTACCAAACGCCATGCAAGGCATGGGCATTCCATGAGCGCAAGGGCTGGTTTTGATGAGCCTACACTCACAGCGTAAAGCCAACAGCGCACAGTGGAAAAAGATCCGGTTGAGGATACTCACAAGGGATGGAC